TTGATAATCTAAGTTAAAAAATACTTTTTCAAATCTCATATAAGACAAAATTTGCATTGCGTTTCTTTTGTTATTCTCTAGCCCTAAATTTATTTTTAAGTCGTTTTTGGGCGTTTCTTTTGGTTGCATTTTGTATGTGGTTATTGGCATTTTAGTATAAATTTAAAATGTTAATTAATAGTACTGTAACAATAATAACTTTCCATAAGTGAAAAACTAAATTATCAAGTGTAAAATGTTTTTTTTGTTTCATCGTTTTATTGAGTTTTGTTTCAGCAAATATACAAATTTTTTAATACAAAAATAAAAAACTTTCAACCCATACAACAAAAATATTTAATAAACAAATAAAAAGAACAAAAATATTAATTTGTTACCTTAGTGTACAAACGACACAAAGTAAGTGTACAAACTACACTAAGTAGGGTAGGGGAGGGGAGGGGAGGAGGTGGTCAGTATAAAAAATTTGGCAGACTAATGGCAGTTTCAGGGCAGTTTCAGAGCAGTTTCGCTGAGGTCAATGGCAGTTTCAACAGGTAAAAAAAATGGGAAGCAGTTTCAATACTACCTCCCATTCCAAAACAAAATTCAAAAAAACAAGTACTATGCACTAACATAATATCTTTTACCTTTGGTTCTAAGCCAAAGTAATCTATTCAATGGCACACTTCTGTATGCACTCTTATTCATATCGTACACATTGATTAAATCGTAGTCAGCAGGATTGTATCGTTGACCCTTTCCTGTAAGACCCTTTGTTACATTGAACCTAGCCAACATAACTCTTTTAGTTCCATCTTTTTTAATAAATTCAAGTGAGAACATTCTGTTATCGTTTCTCATCTTGTTTAGTAAATGCTTTGCTTCTTTTTTAGTAATCATAATAATGTAATTAAATTCGTTATCGTTTAGTTTGTTTATCATTGGAGTATCGAAGTACCCCCCTATACCCCCTATATCCCCCATTTATTTTAATGATTCTATAATAACATCTTCTAAATCAATGTAATCCCAATACAAATCTGTTATATCAGTACCTCCATTGAGTATAACCTTTTCTATTTCTAATTCTTCGTAGTTGGTATCTCTCTCTGAATAGTAGTGGTAGAACACCTCTAGCGTGTAATTGTCTTGCTCTATGTAGTAAGAATCTTTTATATTTACGTTGTCTTTCATAATGTTTTAGTTTTAAATTCCTTACAAAGATAAACTAATTTTTTTAATAAACAACAAAATAATTTAATTTATTTTACTTATTATAGGTTTTCCCTCGTAAAATCATATTGATGATGGGTTGAGATACACCATACTTCTTAGCGAGTTTGGTCTGACTTATACCCCCTGCTTTGTATTCTTCTCTTATCCATTCTGCTTCTTCAAGGGTAAACTTGCGCTTGGCATAGCCCCCACCTCTACGGTCTTTCCTGTCGTATATATTAATGCTCATTTTCTAATCTTTCTATCTCAAACTTGAGATGGTTAATAGTCTTTTTAATATCCTCAATATGTTTTGCCTTGTTATCCATACCCTGCTCTACCTTCTTACCTGCACGAAGAAGATATGTAACAGCAGTACCTATGTTGTAGGATAGATTCCAATCCTCTACCACCTTACGAGCTTCATATCCATACACAGAGCCAATGTAATAGCTTGGTATGTTTCTTTCCTTAGCAGTTTCATTGAACAGCTTATTGTTTATTCTCTCTAATTCACTTTTGTTCGTGGTATCCATATTCCTTGTGTATTCGTAATAATATTTTGACTTCATAATTCGTTGTTAAAGTATTTGTCTATTGTATCTTTTGTGTGGTCAAAGCCTTTGCAACAGATAGCGTAGTAACCTCTATCTAAAGCGTTCTGAATGAATAACTTTTGCTCCTTTGAGGGATAACACTTCTTGTCCTTTTTTAGCTCTATAAACAAGCCATTGTACGTTTCGTTTGGCTCGAATATAAGCAGGTCTGATACTCCCCTCAAATAGCCTGTACGCTTTGCCTTGAGCCTTTGTGAGTAGTGCCTTTGAAATTGACCACCCATTGTAGCAGTAAGCAGAGTATTTGGATATTGCATCTTTACATATTCTACGATAGCTATCTGCACCCTTTCTTCGCTTAACTTCGGTTTGTCTGACATTCTCTAGTTCTTTGATTCTTTTCTCGTAGTCAGCACATATCTCTTTAAGAATATCCATTCGAAACTCAATATCACTAACATCATCTTTTAAATCTTTGATTGCGAATATAAGATATAAAATAGAAATAAGCAAGAGAGTGATTAATATCGTTATCATTTCAGTCGTTTAGCTTTGTTAATAGTATCTCCAATCATCTTCTGACTATCTCTATCTCTCTGATAGTCAGTCAGTTGGTGTTGTTGCCTTTTAAGGTTTGCCTTAGCTTTGTACTCCTTTAGCCAAATATTCCAATTACGGACATTGACAAACCCGCCACTATCAGAGTGCCTTATACCCTGCTCAAATGCAAACATAACCTCAGCCATCTCCATTGATGGGTAGAATCTTGATAGGTCATCTACTAGCAGTTTCGACATCATCACAATTTGTTCTGTATCAGGTTTCTGACCTAGCATTAGATAACACTTGCTCAATACATCTACACAATCAATATTTAATTGCTCTCTATCGTTGGTAAACCTATACCATATTTGTTTAGTCTTATCCATTACATTACAATATTATCTCGTGTTTGCATTCTTCTCATATCAGCCTTATCGTGGCAGACAAATCCTGTAATCATATAGTGCATATTATACTCATTGATTTTTCTTGACCTTAGAGTTCCGTTGTTCCTCATTTGTTTAAGAAAGTTCTTTGTGTATTCACTTGACCTACTCTTGTTCTTATTATGCTCGTTCCAAAATTCTTTTGTGTACTTATCCATTGTTGATTTGTGTTCTAGCTTGTTCCCAAGCGGTTAATACTTGTTTAGGTTGTGATACTTTTTGTTGTTGGGTAGTATTCTTTTCCCAAGTTCTTACAGATGCTTTCCAATCTTTCATAGGATTTTTACCTACCTTCCAACCATTACTTTCATAATAATCAAAAAACCTTCTAATATCTACATTGTTTTCTCTTTCAGAACAATAGTTAAAAATATCTTCGATTGTTGGCTTAACAAACCTCTTAACCTTAGCTTTAACTATATCTTTATCTTTATCCTTATCTTTATTATTAAGGGTACTTTGTACCCCTTGTGAACCCTTCACATACCCTTCAAGTTTATATTTCTCAAGAAGTGCAATTACTGACTTATGCACGTTAGATGTTGGGTTTAATTCTCCATATTGAAAGTCAATAAATTCAGGAATAAACCACTTATCGCCATTGTCAAAAGATATAACTTTTTCGCCAAATGATGATGGCAGGTTGTCGTAAGATAAGTCAAACCCTACTCTGATAGAAGCTACCTCTAAATCTACGTCCCATATTCCTGCGTGATTGCAGTCATCTAATATGTAGAACCATAGTAACTTATGTTGTGGTGATAATTCTCTAACAAATCTTTTTTTCCATTTGTCTGTATCTGTCATTCGTTTTGCCATTGTCTTAGTATAAATTATCAATTAATAATTCGTATAATAAATCCGTATCCTCGTTTAGTTCATCTAACTCCTCATCAGATAAATATCTACCATCGTACTCTGCACTTGCAATGAAAGCATTGCAGTAGTCGGGATGGTCTCTGTGGTCGACACCCTCAAAAGTTACATCGGTAAATAGTTTGTAATCAAATTTGCTTGTCATAATGTTTTAGTTTAATTGTTTAACACAGCAAAGATAAGTAAAATTTTTTAATTAATACAAAACTTTTTTAAGATTTTTTATTTCTATCCTAGCCATTATCTCAATATCATTGTAACTTCCTGCTCTTGGCTTACGACCTCCTAACCTAAAATTACCAAATAGGTTTGATATTCTCTCATATACTATGCCATCGTCAAATGCCCAACAGATTGCCACAGGTCTATTGGTTTTCTTTTGATGATTCTGTAAGTCAACTAACTTTCTTATGGCTACCTGCACTACCAAATCATCATCTATGTTTCTATCAGGACATCCCTTGACTTCTAAAGCACCGATAAGGTCTTGTTGTTTATTAACTAGGTCATAGTCAACAGCAGCAAACT